GTGGCGTCGCCCGTTCCCGTTCAGACGACGTCGGTAATGGGCTGCCCGCAGACCCCGCACTGCACGGTCGAGGTGTGGGTCTCGCCGTCCATCTCGTAGGTGAGGTCCCCCACGTCGATCGGGACCTCGGCGTTACCGCATCCGCTGGTGTGACAGGTCGCCAACATGGCGCGTCCTTTCGTCGGGGGGCTCAGCCGTCCGTGGCGGCCGAGGTGGCTTGCGTCGCGAGCCAGTGCACGTCGGCGGTGCCGGTGCCGGTCGTGGCGAGGATGTTGCGGGCGATGAGCGCGAACGAGGTGGCGGTGACGCTGCCGGAGATCATCGCGGGCATCCACAGTGATGAGTTCGGGGTGAGCTGCACCCGCGGCGCCTGGGTGAACCGTCCGGCGGGCAGGGTCACGACTACGGAGGGGGTGGGGTTCGCGGTCAGGGTCACCGTTGCCGCGCCCTGGGCCTGGGCGTAGGGGCCGGTCGCGGCGACCCACGCGGTGTGCGGGCCGGGGTCGGCGACCAGCCCGCGGTACCAGGCCAGCGGGAGCCCGTTGCGGTAGAACAGCTGCGCCGCGCGCCCGGCGCTGCCCTTGACGGTCAGGACGTGCCCGGGTGCGCCGCCGGGCCAGCCGCCCGCGCTGGATTCGGCGCTGCTGAGATTCAGCAGCGACAGGCCCAGCGGGTACGCGGACAGCAGCGTGTTCGCGCCGGGGATCTCCACGGCGGTGAGCAGCGGGATCTTCGTGAAGTCGAGGTCCTGGGCGAGGGCGGCCAGGTCGGCGGGCACGTTCGGCGGGGCCGTGCTCGCCGGGTACGGCAGACCCTTGGTCGTGGTGGGCATGACGGTCCTCTCAGGTGATGGTGCCGATGGTGGGCTGCCGGGTGCTGATGCTCATCCGTCCCGCGTCCAGGTCCCAGGCGATCGAGGACACGAACGCAAGCTGCGGGTCCTCGACACCCAGGTCGAGGCTGATGACGTCGGTGGGGCGCAGCCAGTACGCCGCGACGGCGTCGAGGGTGTAGGCGAAGCCCAGGCCGACGAGCTGCCTCAGCGCGGACGCGGCGCGGTTGTAGGCGTGGGTGGCGGAAGCCTTGTTCGGGGACTCGATGGTGTGTACGACGGTCCCGACCACGCCGACGGCGTAGGGGCCGGTCGTGATCTCGGCGTGGCCGTAGGCATCATCGCTTTCACCGGAACCCCACCGGTAGTGCACGAGGACAGCGTTGGCCCAGCCCGCCCGGGACAGGGTGCCCGCCGTGGCGATCAGGGTTCCGTCGACGCCGGCGCGCAGGTAGTGCACGACCTGGGCCTTGTCATCGTTGACGGGGCGCGGGGTCAGGCGCCAGACGCCGAGCTCGTCGCAGCGGAACCAGCCGCCGATGCGCCCGGCGATGTCCCGGGCGATGTCCAGGGCGGGGTCGCCCTGAAGCGGTATCCAGGGATCGGGGTCGGCGGTCGCCCAGCCGGTGGTTCGCAGCGCGTTGTTGTAGTCGAAGCGCGGGTCGTTGTCGTCGCTGATCGCGCCGCAGACATCCAGGCAACGGCGCACGGCGTCACGGGCCTCGGTGGTCTCGATCCACACGGTGGGGCGGAACACTTCGCCGTCGAAGGCCCACTCCTGAAACAGGGAGACCCAGCCGTCGACAAGGTATTCGGCGCCGGCCACCTCCAGGGCCACGGTGTTGCCGGGCTGCTCGATGGTCCGCTGGGCGAGGTAGCCGATGCCGAGCAGGTGGGAGTCGCTGACGCCGCCGGGCAGCACGTAGCCGGCGGATATCTCCACCCGGACCCGTAGACGCGGGTCCAGCAGGGCCAGGGCCGCCGGTGAGGGCAGGACGATTGTGAGGGTGGCCTGCAGGTAGGGCGACCAGTACTCGTCCATCCGCACGGTGCACGAAGTGACGTACAGGCCGGTGATCTCGGCGCCGGCGGAGGTGAAGAACCGCACGCTGTAGACGTGCTGGGTCGACTCCCGGATCAGGGTCTCGGCCTGGGCCGCCCAGGGCGCGGTGACGCTCACGGGGTGGGGCGCTTCTCGAGCACGGCGAGGTAGTCCACGAACGTGGCGGCGACGGCGTTGTAATCGGCGTAGCCGGCGGCGAGGTCGGCGTAGGTCCACACGGTGGCGGGCTGATAGCCACCGTTGGGCCAGGACACCTCGGTGAACTGCACGGCCAGCTGCCAGTGGATGCTGCCTTCGATGTTGACCAGGCCCAGGCCGGTCACCACGAAGTACAGGCCCAGGCCGGGCACGTCGGACTGCCGCAGCAGGAACACCCGGGGCAGCGCGAGCTGATCGGACAGCTGTTCGATGGTGCGGTAGTCAGGGCCGATGAACGTGATGGTCCCGGACTGCAGCGCGGCTGCGCGTAGGACGGCGATCGGGTCGGGTCGCCCGATCACGTCGTGGACGGTGCTGCGGGCGCCGCGGGTGGCGTCCCAGGTGATCGCGAACGTGATGGCGTCGGGGTCGAGGCTGCCATCGGCGATGGTCGTACCGTCCGAGGGGTACAGCGGGGCGGCGACGATGACGACGTGGGGGAACTGCCCGCTGGTCAGGGTGACGGTTGCGGCGACCGCGCCGGTGTCCCTGTAGGCGGTGTAGACGACGGTCCCCGACAGGGCGTACTCGAAGTCATCGACATCGACGACCGAAGCGGTCGAGGGCAGCTGCCCGGCCAGGGTCCGCACGGTGCGGGTGCCGTTGACGTCGACGCGCATGATCCGGGCGATGCTGAACAGGTCGGGGTTCAGCAGCCGCAGGTGGACCCGCTCGGGTAGGACGAACGTGATCTGCAGGGTCGCGCTCACGTGGCCACCGCCTTACCTGGTCGGGGTTGGGCGGTGAACGTGTACACGCGGCCGTTGAAATAGCTCCTGATCTGGCTGTCGACCCCAGACATGTCCGCGTGCACCTTGACCGTGGTGGACCGGTCACGGGCGGCGTCGTCGACGGCCTCCTTGGTGTGTTTCGCGCTGCCCTTGTCGTCGACGTCGACCTCGGTGCTCTTCTTCTTCGGGATCAGACCCAGGTGCTCCACCATCTGCTGGACGTTCTTGTCGGCCTCGCCGACCTTCTTCGTGGTGTCGGCGGTGGCGTCGTTGTACAGGCGGGTCGTGTCGGCGGCCGCGTCCAACGTGCTGTCCATCTTGAGCAGTTCCTTCTGGGCTTTGGTGATGGCGTTAAAGGCGTCGCGGTGAGCGTCGGCGTAGGCCATCACCTCCGGCGAGCCGATCCCGAACTGCTGGGTGAGCTTGAACATGCCGGCCCAGTAGTCATCCAGGCCCGCGGTGACCTCGGCGTAGCTGCTCTGGATCGCTTTCGAGTCACCGGCCAGGCCGCGGGCGTAGTCGCGGAAGTTGATACCGGCGGCGGCGGCGTTCTTGCCGATCTCGGCGAGGGCGTTCTTGCCGTCCTCGGCGGTCGAGGCCATCTCCTTCAGCTTCTCGTTGACCTGCTCGGTGCCGAGGCTGAACGAGCCCAGGTCGATCAGCTGACCGGTGATGTCGGCCACGGCCTCGGCGACCTCGGCGGCGGCCTCCTTGCTCTTCTCGAACAGGTTGCGGGCCAGGCCGATGCCGACGCCGACGACCGCGGCGCCGACGAGACCGGCGGGTCCGAGCGCGGAGACCAGCCCGCCGAAAGTGCCCTGGATGGCGTCGACAGCCGAGGACGCCGACCCGTCGAAGCTGGAGACGGTCTCGGCGACGTTGGCCTTGGCCTCCTGGGAGAACTCGTGCAGGGTCGCGGAGCCCTTGTGCCCGACGTCGTCGACGTCGTCCTTGACCTTCCTGGTGCTGGTCCGGCCTGCCGCTTCGACGTCGTGGAAGGCGTCCTTGAACGACTTGCTGATCTTGTCGGCGCTGTCGTCGGCGGTGCGGGCCAGCTGGTCGAGGTCCTCGCCGACCTTCCGATCGACGTCGGCGCCGGCGGTGCTGATGTCGTCGAGGCTGTCGGCGACGTCGTCGAGGGATTTCTCGACGTCCTTGGTGCCGGCCAGGAACTTGGCGACGTCGGCTACGAACGGGATCTTGATGGCCACGCGGTCACCTCCCGTCCGCTGCCTGGTAGTAGGTCCGCACGATCATCTGCACCCACAGCGACGCGGCGCGGCCGCCGAACTCGGCCACGGCGCCCCACACGGGGCCGGCCTTGCGGGACCGGGGCAGCTGCCTGCGGGTGTGCCGGGTGACCTGGTGGACCTTGCCCTTCACGCTGCGCCGGGAGTAGGTGACGGCGCGGTCAGCAGCACCGAACTCGACGGGGCCTCCGTCGGTATCGGGCACCAGGCCTCCACGCAGCCGGCGTCTGCTGGTGGCGGCGACGAACACAGGTGGGTTGCCGGCGGCGACGCGGGCACCAGGCACGAGCACGCGCTGCTCGAGCCGGGTATGTGCTCGGGCTGCGATCCCCGAACGCCAGGGCCCGTTGAACGTCGAGCGGGTGGCGTCGTTGATCTCTTTGCGCAAGCCTCGGTCGGCCACCTTGAAAGCCAGCACGGCGGCCTGCAGCGCCCGGTCGTCGCCGACCTTCACCACCACGGGACTCAAGCCTCACAGTGCGTCGGCGGCGTCGGCGACGACGGCGGGCGTGAACACGGGCTGACCGGAGATGCCGAGCGTGACGGTGGCCACGGCGTAGGCGTTCACGGTCCCACCCACTGCGCCGGCGGTGATGATCAGGTTCACGGCCCAGGTGCCGGCGCCGGGGTTGGTGGTGAACGTGACAGCGACGGTCTCCCCGGCGTGATCCAGCAGGTACTGGCTGAAGCTGTTCGGCGTGGTCCAGTCCTGCGCATAGGCGATCGTCGCCGCCCACGACGGTGAGCTGGTGTCGGAGAAGCTCGCGGCCGGGGTGAGGCCCTGCCAGGTGAGGGTCTGCACGCTCGGGACGAACTCGACCTGGCTGGTGTGGGCCTCGTAGTTATCTGCAGCCACCAGGAACGTGGCGTCCTTCAGTACGAACGGTGCGACGGCGACAACGGCCATGACTACTCCTCGATGGCGGTGGTTACTTCGACGGTCAGGGTGAACGCGTTGTAGGCGTCGCCGGCGACGACCGCCCGCTCGCCGTTGACCAGCAGCAGCGGCTGGGAGTCGACGAGCGCGTGCACGACCTCGCGCACGAGGCGCTCGAGGTCGTCGTCGGCGGCCTCGGTGAGCAGCGGCGAGAGCACGACGACGTGCAGGGTCCAGGACAGGTTGAACATGGTGGGGCCGGGGATGAACGACGCCGTGGACACCAGAAGCGTCGGCGCGGAGATGTTCGCCGGGAGCCGGCCCTGCACGATCGTGTAGCCGAGCGGGGCCAGCGCGTCGACGACGATCTCTCGTGGACCGGTCACCGGGTCACCCGACCCTGGGTACAGCGGTACGCGGGCGCAGCAGGGCCTTCACGGTGGCGCCGAGCGGACGGGCCCGGATCGCCACGGTGTCACTGAAGCCGATGACGTCGCCGTCGCGGCGGGTCGCGGCCCACAGCTCCGAGGCCTGCATGATCTGCGCCGTACGCCAGCCCTCAGGCACGGTGGCGGCCGCGTCCAGTGTGGGCGCGTAGGCGAGGCAGCCCTCGTACGCCGCTGTGAGCACCTGGGCGTAGGTCGCCTCGCCGAGCTGTGAACCATCCGGCCACAGCTCGGCGAGCTGCTCGACGTCGACCTCGGTGTCGATCCATCCGATCAGCACCTGCGCTCAGGCCTTGCGGCCGCGGCCCTTGCTGGTGGTGGCGTCGGCGTCGTCGGCGACGACGGGCGGCGTCGCGGAGACGTAGGCCAGGCCGCCGTCGTCGTTGAACCCGGCGGCGATGTAGCCGAACAGTCCGGTGTCGATACCGCCGTTGGCGATGTTCAGGGCCTCCACCCGGATCGGGGTGCCGGGCAGCTCGTAGATCGTGGCGGCCGGCTTGGCGCCGACGACGACGGTGTCGGCGGGCCAGGTGGCGTCGCCGGGCACGATCGAGAAGGACGAGACGCTGCCGTCCTCCAGGCCCAGCGCGAGGTTGAGGTAGGCGAGGACGTCCTCGGTCCGGGTCAGGAGAAGGTCCCGGTAGAGGTCCTTGGACACGATCGCGAACGTGGGCAGCACGGTGTCGATGATGGCCAGGGCGCCGTCGACGATGTAGGAGGCGGCCTTGCTGACCCCGGCCGGGACGGCGCCCGGCGCGTGATACGGGGAGTTCTCCAGAAGCAGCGTCGAGGCGACGCCGTCCGTCTGCCGGGCGTAGGACTCGGCCATCGCCGCCCAGTACGAACTCCAGAACTCCTCCACGTTGAAGTCACGGAAGATCCGGTCGATGTCGTGGGCGCCCGCGATCCGGGTGGGCGTGAGGACGTAGGGCTCCGTGGTCGGGGCGTTGGACGGGACCGGACCCTTGTTGCCGGCGTAGGGGCCGACCTCGGGCTTGATGACCCACTTCCAACCCTTGATCTCCATCGCCGTGAGGTCCTTGTGGTCCAGCAGCGGGACGTAGCGCTGCTGGTAGATCCGCCCGTCCCAGACCTCGCCGAGCCACTGCGGGACCTGCATCACGTCGTTGACCGACGTGTTGGCGGGGGTGATGTCGGACAGCGCCGCGAACAGCTCGGTGCTGCGGGGGGACATCGCCTGAAGGGCCGCGAACATCTGGCCCTGGACCCCGGCGCCGGTGCGCCCGGCCGCGGCGAGCTGCCGCACGATCTCCCGGAACCCGGGCTCGGGCGGCCGCGTGCTGCGTCCGGTGGGGAGACCGGCCGGCGCGCGAGTCGCCGACACGGCCGGGGCTGTGGTGGTGGTGGTCGTGGTCATGTCGGCCTCACTGTCGGTGTCGTCGGTGCTGTCGTCGTCGTCGTCCGGGGCCTCGGTGACCTGCGGATCGTCGGTGCTGTCGGTGCTGTCGCCGGTGTCGTCGTCGGCCTTGTCGTCGGCCTTGTCGTCGTCGTCGCCGGTGTCGGAGGCGGCGAGCTGGGCGCTGGGGAACGCGGGGTCGACCACGGCGCCGGCTGCGATGAGATCGGACCCCAGCAGCAGCCCGTCCTTGATGCGGACCTGGTCGAGTTCGACGCTGATCCCGGTGCGCAGCCCGGCGGCGGCCTCGGCGAGCAGGTCGTCCCCGGCGCTGGTCGCGGCGATCGCGAACGTTGCGAGCAGGCCGGCGGCGTCCTCCTCGAGCACCATCGCCCGTCCGAGGGGGCGCTTGCGTTCGTGCTCGAGGTTCAGCACGACCTCGCTGGGGGCCGGGAGGCGGACGCTGCCGCGCCCGGCGGTGACGGTGCCGAGACTGGTACGTCCGGGCTCGCCGTAGGGCAGCAGGCGGTAGGTGAGCAGGCGGGTGCCGGGGTCGGCGGCGAGCAGGGTGCCGGCGGCGCGTAGGGCGGTCATGGGCTAGTCCTCCGTGGTCGGGCCTAGTGGCGCCGGCGGCTGGGTCGTCAGGAACGTCAGGTCGAACGCGCAGCGCTGCCCGCGGGGCACGACGTCGTCCATGCCGAGCCGGGCGGCGATCGGGTTGGCGTACAGCGCGGCCGCGGTGTTGACCTCGCCCTGGGCTGTCTCGGCGGTCGAGTACGTGAGCGACGCGGTGGACAGCGACGCGTTGAGGGCCTGGGCGGGTAGGCCGGTGTGGGAGGCGATGTCGAGGGCGACGGCGTTGCGGGCCTCGATCAGCAGGTCGGTGGTGGCGGTGCCGTGTTCCTTCAGCTCGATGTTGAACGGCGTGTACGCGACGGCGCCGTCCGGGTCGGTGCGCGCGGAGACCCAGGCGTCGATCAGGGCGTCGATCTCGTCGGGCTGTAGCTCGTCCTCGCTGGTCTGGTGGATCTCCATCGCCGGGATCGGGGCGGCGACGCGGCGCTGCCACATCAGCTCTTGCAGCCGGGCGCCCAGGATCGTCTTGCGGGCGCTGGTGAGGATGCCCTCGTGCGGGCCGGGGATCAGCAGGACGGTGGTGGGGTCGACCTCTTGCCCGTCGACCAGGACGGCGGCGCCGTCGCTGTCGCCGGGGGTGCCCCAGGTCCACAGCTCGGCGGGGACGCGTTCGACGCGCAGGATCTGGGCGCGGGCGTCGCGCTCGCAGGCCCACAGGGACCAGCCGGAGAACAGGCAGTCGTCGACGGTCCAGGCCATCCGGTGCCAGGGGCTCATGCTGCCGTCGGTGCGGGTGATCCAGCCGGGCTGCGGGTCGACGGGGGTGTCGAGGCGCACGGCGCGCAGCGGTAGCCGGGCGATGGTCCCGACGAGCAGGTGCCGGGCTCGGGCGACGGCCGGGACCTGGATGGCGGCCGCGCGACTGAGCGGGAACGCGGACTCGTCGCCGAACAGGTCGGCCCACACGATCTGGCTGAGGTCGCCCGTCGACCAGGGCGAGCGGATCGCGGTCGGACTCCTGGGCGGCAACGACAGTTCCTGAGCCGCCTGTACGAGCCTGAGCGCCGATCTGAGCCCCATACGGGTGATCGTGTGGGTCCGAAGCTCCGGGACGCCACAACGGCGTACACGGGTGATATTTAGCGGCGGGGGGTGCGGATCATCGGGCGTGCCTCGGCGGGCAGCTCGTCGGCGGCGCGCAGCGCGGCGGTGGCGGCGATCAGCGCCGAGATGTCGCCTTGGCTGGCTCGGCGCCCGAAGACCCAGCCGCCTTCGCCGATGGCACGTTTGGCGGCCGCGGAGACGGCCTCGTCGAGCGGGGCCTCGCCCTCGTGGCGGATGGTGCGGTCCTTGATCTCGGCGAGCAGCTGCGCGCAGCCGGCCTGCATCTGCCGCACGTTGGTGGCGACCAGCTTGGGCCGGGGGGCCTTGCGGACCAGGGCCTCGGCCACGGCGACGTTGGGGCCGATCGCGTCGTAGGCGATCGGGGCGCGTAGCTGCGCGGACATCTTCCGCAGCCGCTCGGGCATCCAGGTGTGGCCTGGGCCGTGGTCGAGGACCTTGAGGCGTCCGAGGCCGTGCTCGTCGCGCCACGCGCACACGATCGAGGCTGCGGAATCGTTGGGTGCCACGTCGTAGCCGATGACGGCTTGGCCGGGCTGGGGGCGCGGCTGGCGGCCGTCGCCGGCGTAGCAGGCCTCCCAGGCCTGCTCGGGGATCAGCCGGATCTGCTCGGACGTCGGCCACATGCCGAGGTACTCGCGGCCGAAGTCGGTGGGGTCGGCGTCGCCCTTCAGGTCGACCCAGCGCTCGCGGACGATCTGCAGCGTGGTCAGGGTGCCGATGCCCGGGTGGGTGGCCAGCCACAGTTTCTCGTCGGCGGCGTCGGAGCCGTCCGGTGCGGCGTAGTTGACGATCCCCCAGTCACCGGCCAGGCCCCGCTGCAGGGCGCGCCAGAGCATGCCGGCGCGGTGCTCGCCGGCGGTGCCGGCCACGATCAGCTGGGCGAGGGGCTGGGTGTCGAACAGCGGCATGATGGCTTGCAGCAGCTCGTCGGCGCCGTCCTCGTCCTCGATCTCCTGGGCCTCGTCGATCAGGACGGCGTCCTTGCCGTCGCCGCGGAAGGCGCCGGGCACCGGTGGGAACATCTCGATTCGGCTGCCGGTCTCCAGCCAGGTGATGTGCTCGTTGCCGACCCCGCGCCCGACCTTGATGTGCGGCTGCCGCTCGAGGATGTCCGCCACGTGCATGAGCCGGGTGCGTGCGCGCTTGCCGGACTGGGCGGTGGTGATGACCTGGTAGCCGGGGATCGTCTCGCAGCGCCCGACCAGTACGGCCCAGATGCTCGTGGTCTTGCTCGATCGGCGCGGGGCCTGGACGCCGACCTTGCTCTTGGCCGGTACGAGCGCCCGGCCCAGGCCGCCGCGCTTGCGTGACTCCAGAACCCGGGCGATC